ATTTGATTTAGTTGCTGAAAATCTTGGAAAAGTTAAATTTGTTGTTCCAAAAGATTCTACTAGAATAAGAAAAAATAGCTTATTAAGATTATTTAAAGAATATCAAGTATTGTTTGAATCTGACGATCATTATCTTGTAAGAGCTGATGATTATAATAATAGAAGATACAAAAAAAATAAATTTAAAACTGTTAAACAATGAAAATTATAACTATAGGATCAGATCCGGAATTCTTTGTACTTGACAATGTGGGAAATCCATATCCTGCCACTCCATTTGCAGAAGGTACTAAAGAATTTCCAAAAGCAGTTCCATCTCTTGGAGATGGATTCTACGAACAAAGAGATAATCTATCTTTTGAAGGTAATATACCCGTTTGTTATAGTAAAGAAGAGTTTATAGAAAATGTTACTAAACTTAGAAATTATTTTTTAAGTAAAGTAGCTAAATATGATTATTCTATTTCTCCAAATGGCGTTGAGTATTTTCCTAAAAGAATGTTATTAAGTACAGAAGGATCTGAATTTGGATGCTCTAGTGTAGTAAGTAGTTGGGCTAGTAAAAATGGTAAACGTGAGACCAGGCCTACTCCAGTACTGTCTGGAGTAGATTATAGGGTAAGCGGATTTCATATTCATATTGGTATTGAAAAAGCCAAAACAGATCCTAAATTATCATGGGATATACTTATAGGAAGATTATTTGATGTATTTCTTACTATACCTAGCCAAATTATAAAACCAGAACCAGAGAGAATAGAGTCTTATGGTCAATATGGTATGATAAGATCTAAAATATACGGAGTAGAATGCAGAACACTTAGTAGCTTTTTTACTCAAGAGGAATGGCTTCCATGGGTTTGGAATCAGATTAAAAAGATGGAGGAATTTATTAACAACTGTACTGAAAAAGATTTAATGGGAATAATTGACAGACGATTTGTACCAGAAAATATTGAAAATAATCTTTTTGCAGTATTTAATACTTTTGATAATAGAGAAATCCTTAATGCTTTTGAAGAAACTAAAAGATTTTATAAAATAAATAATAAAATTAATGAAAAAAAAGATAATGATTCAGAACCTAAAATTTCAGTTCCTTACCCTACTCCTGGTGACTTTGAATATAGATATGCTGTTTGTTATGATTATGAAAGGAATGTTCATTTCTTTCGTAGTGGAGATGATACTATACCCTTGTAGTATTAATGAAAACATTACTTATGCATGTGGTTTATTTGCATTTATAGGTAATAATCCTGGTAGATATTTCAATTGGGATAAGTTTAATACTTTAGGATTTTTTAATGATGATAGAGGAGGAGATGCTTGTGGTAGAATACTTAATAATAAAGTTGTATGGGGTGTTGATAAACTAAAGAAATATAAGGATCTTATATGTGAAATTGATAACATTCCTTCTCGTGTAAAAAGTAATACTGTATTAGGTCATTGCAGAAGAGCTAGTTCGGGTGGTAGAGCAGATATTTATGCCCAACCTGTTGTATTATTTAAAAGTGATTTAGATATGTCTAAGATAAAGGATACTCATATGATATCAGGTCTTAAAGCTATGAAAGACGATGAGATTGTATTTTCAGGTATTCATAATGGGACTATTGATAATTATCTAGATCTCGCTGATCAATATGGTATAGATACTTTAAATCATAATGATTCTAGAGTATTATTTACTATATTATTTTATGGCAATTATAAAGTTCTTAAAGAATATGAAGGAACGGCTGCCCTTATTTGGCAGAATCATGTATTAAACAAGACTTATATTTTTAAAGGCGAATCTAAACAATGGAGTTCTTCTTATGAATCCAGTGAAGAAAGACCTTTATATACATGGAAAGTTGCTGAAAATAATTTGTATATATCTTCTATTAGCGATTCCTTAAAATTTATACAAAATAAAAAAGATGCAGTAAATACTATTAATTCAAATACCTTGTATAAATTTCTTGATGGAGTTAATTATACTTCTGAGAAATATGATAGAGCGCAATGCATTCAAAATAAAGTATATAAAAATGCACAAGTGGGATTTAACTATAACAACAAAAATGTCAGTAATCTTCCTGTGAGATATGAAAATGATGATGATTATATAAATTATCGTGAGTATTATGAAAAGGATACAGAACTACCTTGGAAACTAGACTCTGTAAGTTATAGAGTTGGTGAAAAATATATTAGATCGTTTAGTGCTAATAGCGATATTGGATTTAGAATTTCTTCGGAGAAATCCGATAAATTTATTAGTAAGACTCTTAAAAAGGTAATTTATAATAAAAGTCGATATTGGATGCATGGGGGATTGATGCATGGTGTGTACGTACTTTCTCAAGGAGGAATAGTACCAGTTAATACTTATGCTAAAGGGATTATAGTATTAAAGCCTTATTATTTTATAGAGGGCATTCTAATGGATGGTAATCCTGCGTACAGTGCTGCAATGAAGTTACATACAGAATTTATGAATAATGTAAAAGATCCTCTTCTCGATAATTTAAAGTTAGAAGAAGATTTTACATCTGATATTGCTAAGTATTCAAGGTTTCCTGTAACTCCACTGTTGAACACAAGCGGTACTGAGTTGTGTTTTTCTCCAAGAAATAGTACACTATCTAGTAGTAATCTATATACCGGTAAGTATCAAGCATTATTTTCTGATAAGTTTTACAAATATGATCTTGGCGAACTTACAAGCATAGAAGAGACTAGAGAGACAAAGATGGCAAATCACGATTCTGAAGATGATATATCAACTAAGATGTATATTGAGGATTTAAAAGGTAATGGATATGATGGATCTCCCTGGTGTGTAGGAGGAGAGTTATTAAAATCTGATACATATATAAATCCTATGTCGCCTTTTCAGTCTTATTTAATTGATAATTGTGATTTTTATGGAATAATAGATAATGAATCTACTTTTATAATTCATTATATGAGAGATTTTAATGAAGCTACTATAAGAGATTGTTTAATTTGTCCTAATGCAGATACTTCTTTTATTACAACATGTCATCGTTGTAATAAATTACGAGGTAATCTTAATTTTGTTAAAACAATAAAATTGTATGGAATATATGGCTGAAACTTTAAAAGTCGTAACGACTTATGATGGTACTGAAGCTTTTAGAAAAGATTGTAGATATATAAAGGGAAACTTTTATAAAATTAATTTACAATGTTTTAATATTGAAGGAACTTGGTATCGTATTAATAGTGGTAGAATAGGATTTGACTATGAAATAGAACGATGGGTATTATTAAGTAAAAGTGATTTACTATATACTGGTATAATTAATATAGAAAATAATAAACCAATTTTTGGATCATTTAGTAGAAATATATATCGAAATACAACTTTATTTTATGAGGGTTTAGAACATCTTGTTATAGATGAAAATATCTTACTAAAATGCCCATATGTAGCTGAAGGGGTTAACGGAAAATACTACTATAAACAAAGTGGTTCAATTCCTAAAGAATATATTCATAAATTAAAACCACAAAAAGATAGATTCTATTCTTTTCCCTTTAATTATGGAAGTGATGAACTTATTCCACATTTTAAAGTTAATTTCGATAAAAACTTTATAGGAAAACCTCTTCTATCAGATGCATGGAAACTATTAGATCCTTTTACATTTGGAGTAGAATTTGAAACCCATAGAGGAGCTATTCCAGAAAAACATTTAATAAATAATGGACTTATTGCTTGTAGAGACGGGAGTATAGATGGATTTGAATATACCACTATTCCACTTTCTGGAGAAAGTGGTATTCAATGTATTAAAAAGGTAGGTGAATTATTACAAAAATATTGTGCTTGTAGTCCTAATGAAAGTTTACATATTCATATAGGAGGATATCCAAAGACAACTAAAGCTATTTCAGCTTTATATAGACTTGGATTATTAGTACAAAAAGATATATATTCACTTTTTCCATACTATTATGCAGATACTTCTAACTTTAAAAGAAAAGGCTATTGTAACCCTCTTTACAGAGTGGGAGCAGAAGCTAAATTAAGCAGAGATATCTTTTCAGAAATTTATAATTATTTAAGTGGAGGGCAAGAACGATTTAATAGATTTCCAACTACGCCTCATCCTCTTGATAGAAGTGGGCAACATAAATGGGAAATCTCTCCTCGTTAACAAAATAGCGACTTCATAGAGTAATCTATGTCGAATAAACGGAAGAATTCAGAAAAAATCTAAGTAAAAATTTGGTAATTTAAAATATTATTTATATCTTTGTTTCCCAAAAGTACATTCTATGAGAAAAACAAAGATTGATGAGATAGGGCTTAAATTAGCACAAAAATGTGGAAGATGGTCTATAATAGATGATAACATTTATTTTAATAAGAAAGATCATCATTATCACATTAAAGTTCAATGTGAATGTGGTACAAAATTACTATTACGTGTAGACTTTTTTAAAAATAAAAAAAGTACTGGATGTAGACATTGTGTTAACCATATTAATTATCCTTCTAATAGAAAGAGTAGAATAAAATACTATAATGGACTTAATTATACCTTTCTTAGTAGATTAGGATATAAGTATAATCTTAATAGAGGTAGTAAAAGAATATTAAAAGTAGACTTAACTATTGAAGATTTATACAATAAATTAATTGAACAAAAGTTTAAATGTGCTTTATCAAATCAAGATTTATATGTTTTAAATTTAGCTGATATTAATAAAAGTAATGCATCAATTGATAGAATAGATTCTAATGGTAATTATACTCCTGAAAATATCCAATGGGTACATAAGGATGTAAATAGAATTAAAAATTCATTACCACAAGATTATTTTATTAAATTATGTAAACTTATATCAGACAAATATTTATATGACAATTCTGAGCCGAGCTAGTCAGGAATGATTAGAAGGTGCAACGACTAACAGCATACTACCAGAACGGTAATGAAGCTGACAAGAGAATCCGTCATCCTAATAATAGGATGATGATATAGTCTGGACTCATGCGAAAGTATGAGAAGTAATAATTAAAAAAATTACGGTAACATAATCGTATCATTTTATGAATTTAATACCTCTAATTTGGGGTAGTAAAGGTACTGTTGAATTTAGATGTCATATTCCAACTGTAAAACCTCAAAAGGTAATTAATTGGTTATTCATACTCGTTGCTATATTAAACTATGCATTAAAAAATGCATCTAAGTTAATTTATTGTGTTGAGGCTGACTTACCAAAAATTACTTTAAGGGAGGTTATACAAGAAGCATATCCCCCCGAAATTGCTAAAATACTTATTAATTACACTACAGCCCGAAGGTTACACTATCATAATAGAAATGATATTATAGGTGAAACTGAAGTTTTCAGTGAAGAAGATGGGGATATATTTGAATTAAAAGAATTTGTATGAGTAAATGGAGTTCTATATTAGGGAGTTGGGAGAGGTTCCTAACTCCCATATTAGAAAATGAACTTGTATCAAAAGATTTAGACGTAATAAGGAGCTACTATTTGGGTAGCTCCATTACCGTCTATCCTCGTGCAAAGGATATATTTAAAGTCTTTAGAGAATGTCCATATAATAAGTTATCTGTAGTTATAATATTGCAAGATCCTTATCATGATGGATCAGCTACTGGTATTGCTATGGGAAATGATTCTTCTGTGTATAAAATGAGTCCAACTCTTCGTATAGTAGAAGATACCATTGCAAGAACTGTATATACATATAGAGAATTTAATTTTGATCCAAGTTTAATTAGCTGGTGTCATCAAGGAGTACTTATGCTCAATACTGCTTTAACAGTTGAAAAAGGTAAACCATTAAGTCATAAACATTTATGGAATAACTTTACTAAACAATTTCTTATAAAGTTAAGTAATTTTAATAGTGGTATAGTATATTGTCTTTGGGGTAAAAGTGCTATTGAATATGAGAAATATATCAATCCAAAATTAAACTATATATTAAAAGATAATCATCCTATGTATTCATTATATCAAAATAAATTATGGGAATGTAATCATTTTAATAAAGTAAATGAAATTCTTAAAAAAAATAATAATTTATATATTAAATGGTAAGATATGAACTGTGAACATTTTATAAATAAATCACAAAATTTATATGAAAAAATATTCAATGAAAATACTAAAGATTCATCAGAATATGCTATATTTGCAAAAGGTAATTTTAATCCTTTAAGGCTTAAAATAGAATTTGAATTAGAAACTATAAATAATGAGTTAAGTGAACAGATCTCTTTAAATAAAAGAAAATTACTTTGTAATAGAAGAGATTTATTAAAAGAACTCGAAGTTATTTTAATGGAATATATAGAATGTAATATAGAACAATGATGAAAGAAAATCTAAGAGGACTATTAAAAACAAAAGAATCATTTAAATCTGAGAAGGAATATAGAGAATCTATGGCTATGTCATACTCTATCTTTAAAGATGTATATGATAATCCTGATATTCTTATTACTCCTAGAAAGGATAAAAAAGAAGAATGGGCTACTTTTGGAAGTGTTGTAGACATGTTATTAACTTCAAGTCAAAAAGAAATTGACGATAAAATTGTTGTTAATGATACTGTTCCATCAGAGCAGTATAAATTAATATCAGATTATATTATTGAAAATAATTTCAATATTAATAATCTTACAGATATTCAAATAGAAGAATGTTATAATAATACGGGATCAAAAGTTAATTGGGGTATTCCTGTAAAAAAACAAAAAATACTTGATAACTGTACTAAATATATAGAGCTTATTCATACTAGTAAAAGTAAATTAATTATTAGTTCTGATCTCTATAAAGAAGCTCAATTAAATGCAAATACTTTTATTACACATCCATGGAGTTCATTTTTATTTATGAGCGAAGTAGAACAAAAAGCTCAGAATATTGAGATCTTATATCAATATAAGATAAAATACATTCTTCGTGATCTCTTATTTAAGAGTATGCTAGATGTTATTATAGTTGATCATAAAAATAAAAAAATACGTCCATATGATCTTAAAACAGGATCAGATTATTTTAGAGTATTTTTAAAATCTGCTATATATAAATACAAATACATGTATCAAGCAGCTTTATATAAAGAGGGCCTTAAGGCATTTATTAAAGAGATTCCCGAGTTTGAGGATTATGAGGTTGCTGATTTTAGATTTGTATATGTAAGTAGATTAAAACCTTTATATCCCGTAATACTTAGAATTTCTGATGAAATGCATTATTCTTTTATGGAAATAGGATTGCAATATAGATATAGTTTACCTAGTGTACAGGAAATTATGAGAGCTTTAAAAAGTTATTTAAATAAAATTGAATTAGGAGAAACAAATCTTACTCCTTATGATTTAACTCTTAGTAAAGGTGAATATGAACTAGAAGAAGATATAAGTAATAACGAATTATATTATCAATATTATTAATTAATAATTATGTATAAGAGAAGTGAGGTTGAAAAAAATGCTATAGATTATTTCAATGATGATCTTACAGCAAAAGTGTGGTTGGATAAATATGCTCTTAAAATAGATGAAAATAATTTTTTTGAATTTGATCCTGATGATACAATAAAAAGACTTACAAAAGAATTACATAGGGTAGAACAAAAATATCCTAATCCTATTGATTATAGTATTATTTATGAACTATTATCTGGGTATAATAAGTTTGTATTAGGTGGTTCATGTTTATTTGGAATTGGTAATAACTTTACACTATCTACTTTGGGGAACTGCTTTGTAGTAGATTCCCCAGTAGATAGTTATGGAGGAATTTTTAAAACTGATCAGGAACTAGCACAGTTAATGAAAAGAAGAGGTGGAGTTGGAGTTGATTTATCTACCTTAAGATCAAAAGGATCTAGAGTTAATAATGCCGCTGTCTCTTCTACTGGATCAGTAAGTTTTGCAGAAAGATTCTCCAATACTACCAGAGAAGTAGCCCAAGAAGGAAGAAGGGGTGCTTTAATGATTTCTATGAGTATTAATCATCCTGATATTAAACATTTTATTACTTGCAAAGATGATCTAACTAAAATAACTGGAGCTAATATATCTGTAAGAATATTTGATGATTTTATGATAAATCTGGATAATCCTGAAAACAGAGAAATTTGGGATAAACTAATTCATCAAGCTTGGAAAAATGGAGAACCTGGAGTATTATTTTGGGATAAAATAATAAAAGAATCTCCTGCAGATTGTTATGAGGGATTTAAAACAATTTCTACTAATCCATGTAGCGAACTTCCTTTATGTGCATATGATAGTTGTAGACTATCTGCTGCTAATTTATTTGCATATGTAGAAAATCCTTTTACATCTGAATGTTATTTTAACTATTCTAAGTTTTATGATGATGTTGTCAATATGCAAAGAATGATGGATAACATTATTGATCTTGAAGAAGAAAAAATAACAGATATCATTAATAAAATAAATAGTGATCCTGAAGACATTGAAATTAAAGAAGTAGAGCTTAAAACATGGCAATTAGTACGATCAAAACTTTTATTAGGTAGAAGAACGGGTTTAGGATTAATGGGATTAGCAGACACCTTTGCAGCTTTAGGTATAGAATATGGTAGTGAAAAGTCTATCTCAGTATCTAAGGCGATATTAAAAGTAATGTCATTAGCTTCTTATACTTCTTCTATTATAATGGCTAAGGAAAGAAATGCTTTTCCAATTTGGAATAAAGATATTGAGAAAGAAAATCCTTTTATATTACGACTAAAAGAAAGATTACCTTATGAATATCTAGATATGTATCTTAAATTTGGAAGAAGAAATATAGCCAATCTTACAATAGCTCCTACTGGTAGTATCAGTATGCTTGCTAAAGTAAGCAGCGGTATAGAACCTGTATTTGCACTATCATACTATCGTAAAAGGAAAGTAACTGCAGATAATCCTAATAAAAAAATTCAAGATACACAAGGAGACTGGTGGGAAGAATATCAAGTATTACATCCAAAATATATAGATTTTCTTAATACTAGAAGTCCAGATAGTAATCCTTATCATCAATCTATTGCACATGAAATAGATCCATATATTAAGCTTAATCTACAATCTATTATACAGCCATATATAGATCATTCTATAAGTGTAACTTATAACTTACCTACTGAGATTTCAGAAGAACAAGTAAGTGAATTATATTATAAAGCATGGGAATATGGATTAAAAGGTCTTACAGTATATCGTGATGGTAGTAGAGAAGGAGTTTTAACTACTAAAAAAGAAGTTAAATTTAATAAATATGATGCTCCTAAAAGACCTAAAGATCTCATATGTGATGTTCATAATATAATGGCTAAAGGCCGTCCCTGGAAAGTATTTATAGGATTAATGGATGAAGAACCTTATGAAGTATTTGCAGTTAATGGAACGATAGAGAAAATCCCAATAGATAGAGGAGTACTTCGTAAGGTAAAAAAAGGCCGCTACGATCTCATAGCTCTCACAGGAGAGACTATTATCGAAGATATAACACATAACATGTCTCAAGAAGAAGAAGCTCTTACAAGGACTATTTCATGGGCATTACGTCATGGTGCTATACTTGAATTTGGTATTATACAATTAAATAAATCTGAAGGAGATATAACATCTTTTAGTAAAGCAATTGCACGAACTTTAAAAAAGTATATAAAAACTAATTTGATAAAAGGGTCTATTTGTCCTGATTGTGGATCTGAACTAATTTTAGAGGGTGGATGTAGTATATGTAAAAATTGTGGTAACTCTCGTTGTGAATAAAAATTAAAATAATAAAAAATTATGATATATTTAATAGGTAATGAAGTAAATTATATTAATA